CAACACCAATGGATGCAGGTGAGTTTGCTGGTACACCAGGAGCAAAAACAAAGAAAGCACCACTACCAAATACTCCACCACCTGGAACAGCAGTAGCGGCCAAAGGACCAAATACTCCACCACCTGGAACAGCAGTAGCGGTCAAATTACCAAATACTCCGCCACCTGGAACAGCAGTAGCAAAAACAGATCAAGAAGCCTATGCGGGAGATCCAAGTGCGGTACAAGACGCAGGATCCGGCGATCAAGAAGCCTATGCGGGAGATCCAAGTGTATTGGACGATACTATTGCTCGTATCAAGGCTAATGCCGGTATGAAAGACAGCGAATATAAAACGTCCCAAGGTTCTAAGAGAACGGCGCGAGATATGGCTTTAGATAAACAATATCCTTATAAGGCACCTGATGGTAGACGTCTAAAATACCCACACGGTGATCTTAGAAACTTGTTTGAACCATCACCTGATACACGTAAAGCAGGTTCAGATGTTGTTGTAAGAGATGGTAAACGTAAGAAATCCTGGAAAAATCCAAATACTTCAACATCTCAAAACGCTTTTCGAAGTGACGACGATAGAAAATAAGGAATAATTATTATGAGAATTGATGAATTCGTATTTGGCAAAAAAAACACATCAGACGCAACTGCTAAAGTGAAGCAATATGTTCAGAAAAATAAAGCAGAATTAAATAAAGGACAAGATGAAAAAGTAGGAGGCACAATTGGTAAAATTGCCGCAGGCTCACTAGCAAGAGATACAAATGTTGCCGCCCAAAGAGAAAGAAATGTTGGCTTAGACGCATTTGGCGGAACGGGCGCTGATAAAACACCAACACCAATGGATGCAGGTGAGTTTGCTGGTACACCAGTAGCAAAAGCAAAGAAATCAGCTATAGTTAACAAAAATGTTAAAGCAGGACAAACTGCTGACGCCGCCGGCGAATTTGGTAGTGCAAAAGCAAAAACAAGCACACCAAAAAGAGCAAGAAGCGTACTACCACGTGCTTCAACTTCAAGCGTAGCAGGTACTGCAACAAGCAAAGCTGCCCAAGATAAGTTTAACCAAAGACAACCAAAATCTGTTGCAAAGAAAACGAAAAAGCCTAGTGGTACAATAGGTGATATGAGTGATGAGATGTTAAACGCTAGAAAGTAAAATGAAAATTACAGACATACTACAAGAAAGCAAAGCAGCCGAAAAAGCAAAACAGGCAATTCTTAAGCGACAAGTTAAATTATTTAATAAATTAATTGATAAAGCTGGCGAACTTGAAGAAAAAGGCAAGGTAGCAGACGCCGAAGAGTTAAACAACCAAGCCACTGAAGTAAATGATAAATTTATTAAACAAACTGGTATGTCTATTCCTGATTATGAAACACAACAGACCAAAGCAGGCCGTGATGTTAGTGATATGATTAGTCGAATTAAAACAACAAACCTAAAACCAGGCAAAAGTCCTGCATTAATTTCAAAAGAAGCCGGCGCTACTGCGTTATTACTTCATATTTTAAGAGACGTAGTAGGGCAATTTGATGATGATGTTGCTAATCTACTGTCAGGCTTCTTATCATCCTCCAAAGCAAATCCACCAACAGCGGACCAAGTAGCCGTTGCTAGAGCAGTGGCAGATAGAGTTAAAGAACTTGGCATTGCCAAGGATTATGCTAGTAAAACTGTTGGTAAATTAGAAAAGCATAGTCGCGCATATGACTATGATAAAAATAATCCTTCAGACTTCCGAGACAAGTATTAAGTCCAGGGCCTACCAGAAGTTAAAGGCGCACTTGCTCCATCATCCGGAGCGACATTGTTTCCGTTATATGGATTAGGAAGTAAATTCTTGTCTAATGTATTTAAAGTTCTATAATATGGTTTAGATGGATCAGCCGCGCCAGTGATTGTGCCATCAGTTGCCACAACCTTACCTTGTCGCTTGGCTTCAGCAATATTAAGTTTTGCATCTTGCCTTGCTTGTCTTGTTCCTAGTGTTGAAATTCCGTTTGCTGCCATATTATTACTCCATATATAGTATCTATTTTATACTATTTATATAAATAGAAACAGTTTAGGCAACAGGCCTAAAAAAATTTTGAATGGAGAAAACAATGACACAACTTATCAATCCACAACACTTTACACAAGCCGCAGACCTATTAAGGTCTTTTTTTATGGCTAAAGGATTCTTAGAAGTACACACACAAAATAGATTAAGCATACTAGCGGCATGCGAAGATCCAACAACAATAGCGACCTATAATTACGCAGGGCAACTATGGCCCCTGCCACAAACGGGCCAAATGTGGCTCGAACATGAATTACTAACACGCCCCGACGTTCCGGGGTTTTTTTGTATTTCCACCTCCTATAGGCAAGAGCCAAATCCGGTAGCTGGTAGACATGAACTAATATTTCCAATGTTTGAGTTTGAGTTTCCAGGAACTATTTTAGATTTAGAGAAGATGGAACGCGAACTTATGGACTACTTAACATGGTCCGATGGCGAAAACATTGTTGCTAAAGATTATTTAGAATGGTGTGATATTTACGGCGTTAAAGAATTAGAACACGAGCATGAAGAAAAAATGTGCCAAAACTTTAATGGCCGTGTAGCAATGATTAAAAACTTTCCAAACTACACAAGTCCATTTTGGAACATGAAACAAAACGACGATGGCGAAACTGCGGCAAAGATTGATGTTATTATTGCTGGACAAGAAACAATTGGATCAGCAGAACGTGCTACAGATAAAGAACAAATGAAACATATGTTCCATACTATTAGTGACGGCGGTTATGCTAATATACTATTTGATACGTTTGGTAGAGAAAGAGTTGAAAAAGAGTTGGAAGACTTTTTAGCAATGGACTTCTTTCCAAGAGTAGGCGGTGGCATTGGTATGACACGTTTTATTCGTGCTATGGAAATGTATAATAATTAATGGAGTGAAAAAGGGCGCCGGTAATCCTGCTAATAGCAAAACCATTCCGTACGCCCTTCTCCTATAATAGAAATAAATTAATGTTTACTTGCGGTAATCTTCTCCGGAGCCTTCTGCACCAGGTCCTGGAAAGATAGTCCAACAAACATATGGTTTACCTTTATCATTTACTAGAACTTCGCAAGGGCCAGGAGTGCCGACTGTTCCTTGGAAATTCTCCCAAGCTACATCACGACCTTCTGCAGATGCGATTCCAGAAAGACCTAGTAATAAAGCTGCGCTTAAAAGAGCCTTTATCATTATAATACCTCCATAATATAACCACACTCGGTGTGGTTACCCATATTTACAGCAAAATTAGTGGTTATAAAGTTTATATATAACAATAAATACTAGTACAATGGGTTTTGCATTATTTGTACTATTGACGGCGCTGTCTATCAGTGCCGTTGCCGCATATTATAGCATTATAGGATTAATGGCTATATTTGCCGCCGCGGCTGTACCCATTGCTATTATGGGGGCGGTTCTTGAAGTAGGTAAGTTAGTAACTGCCTCGTGGCTCTACCAGTTTTGGTTCAACATACCTAAATTTTTAAAGTATTATCTTACTCTTGCGGTTGTTGTGCTAATGTTTATTACCTCTATGGGTATCTTTGGCTTTTTATCCAAGGCCCACGTAGAACAAACTACTGGCGCAGGACAAGCACAAGCACAAGTAGAACGTATTGATGAAAAAATTGCTCGCTATAATGGCAGAGTAAATGTTACTAAAGAAAAAATTACTAGATTAGAAAGTAATGATACAGGACAACACAATACAAATATAGCAAGAGCAATAGAACAGCAAGAGCAAATACGTGATGGTGCTTGGAATAGAGTCAGCAGTTTAATAGCACAAGAAGAAGCACAGATACAGTCATTACGTGAGCAGTTAGAAAACAATATTGACGTAGAAGAAGAACGCATTAAAGTAGCACAATCTCGTGTTCAAGAAGATGTTGTAGTAAAACAACAAGCCATCGAGCGTGTTAATCAAACAATAGCACAATTAGACACTGATGTTAAAGCATATACAGACAAAGGTGTAGAAAAAAGTGCGTGGGGTAATATTACAGATTGGGTTGAAAAAGGTAGAGAATTAAGAAAAGAACAGCAACCACGCAGAGATGAACTTGCCGCACAAATTAGAGAAATTGAAAACGAAATTAATGAACTGCGACAAAAAGAGATTGATGTATCAGATGATGTTCAAAAACAAATAACAGCATTAAGAGCAGACTACACTAATAAAGTTAAACCACATCAGCAAAAGATTGATGAGTTAAGACAGCAAACACAAGCAGAAATTACCGCCGCTAATAATGAAATTAAATCATTACAAGAGCAAATGGGCGTTAAAGCAGACGAAGTAGAAGGCAAAGTAAAAGAGTTAGAGATAGAAATTGAAAACTATTATACACAAATAGACACATTAAATGAAGAACGTTTTGTGTTAGCAAGCCAAGTAAGAGAATTAGAAGCAGAAGTGGGCCCAATTAAGTACATTGCTGGTTTAATATATGGCAATGATATTACGACTGACTTACTGGAAGATGCTGTAAGATGGGTTATTATTGTTATTATATTTGTATTTGATCCATTAGCAGTATTGTTAGTTATTGCTGGTAATATGACACTAATAAGATTCCGCACAGATAAACCACGAAAACCAACACCACCTACAGAACCACCTGCTAGTAAAAAAAAGACTGATCAGCCAAAAGTCGTAGAGAAAATAGTAGAGGTTGAGAAGATAGTAGAAAAGGAAGTTCCTGTCGAAGTAGAGAAAGTTGTAGAGAAAATTGTAGAAGTTGAGAAACTAGTTGAGAAGGAAGTTCCTGTTGAAGTAGAGAAGGTTGTAGAAAAGATAGTAGAGGTTGAGAAGATAGTAGAAAAGGAAGTTCCTGTTGAAGTTGAAAAGATAGTAGAGGTTGAGAAACTGGTTGAGAAGGAAGTGCCAGTAGAGGTAATAGTTGAAAAGGAAGTGATTAAAGAAGTTCCTGTTGAAGTTATTGTAGAGAAAATTGTAGAAAAGAAAGTAGTAGAAAAGGAACAGTTAGAAGGCAAACCATTTGTGGTACATAAAGAAGATACTAAAAAAGTTAAAAAGTTAGAAAAAGAAATAGAAAAACTTAAGAAAGAATTAAACAAGTCTGACAAACAAAAGAAATTAAGTCAAAAACAGATCGACGACTTAATGTCACGTGTAAATAATGGTGTAAGTGTTACAGAGTTTACAGAAGAAGAACAAGAATACTTACAAACAACCTTAAAACGTAAAGATGTCCTCGGCGAATAACACAATTACACTTATAACTCCACCTGACAAATATTACGGATCAGCATTAAACATATTAATTGCGGCATGTGGTTTAGAAGATCAAAGAGAAATTTTAAATACACTAAAACATGTAGATTTAGATGTTAGTTTATGTATCTATGATCCGGTTATGAATGACAATATAGATTGGTTGCTTAATACTACGCAACAATCAGATATCATAATAATTGATTTACGATACAATCATATTATTGCTCACGTGTTTGGATGGATGTTAAATAAAAATAACTGCTATTACTTTTGCGATGATAGTATCGCAGAATCATATAGTTTATTAAATAAAAACAGAATAAAAAATATTATAGAGCCACTACAATACTTGGAGGAATGATGGCACAAACTTGGAATAATAGAAATACAAAATGGAATAATAATAGAAGAGCGCCATTCAAACAAAAAGATAAACGGGCTCCAGTAAAAATTACAGGACTCAGAGTTTGGGTTAATGACGGAAATGTTGAAAAGGCAATACGTAAACTTAAGAAGAAAATAGACAACGACGGCAAATTGCAAGAACTAAAAGCCCGCGAACATTATGAAAAGCCAAGTATTAAAAGAAAAAGAGCAAGAGACGTTGCCCGCAAGCGGCATCTTAAAGAGCAAGCAGAAAGAATACCTAGTAAAAATAGATTATACTAACGACTAAGATACAAAATTTGCTATGAAAATGGGGGCAAACTGCCCCCACTTCCATCTCCTCCCTAAAAAGATTAAAATTTAATCTCAATTTCCTTGGGTTTAGCGGTTTCAGGAACTTCTTGAACCAAACGAACTTCAAGCATACCGTTTTTACACTCTGCTGAGACAACCTTAACAAATTCAGCAAGGTTCCAAGAGCGTTGGAAGTCGCGTGTAGCGATGCCCTTGTGTAACCATGTTTGCTTATCTGAATCTTCTTTGTGTCCTGAGACATTAAGAACGCCGTTGTCAACGGTTACTGAAAGATCACCTTGATCAAAACCAGCGACAGCGATAGTGATAACATATTCTGTATCGCTAAGTTTTTCGATGTTGTAAGGTGGGTAAGATGGTGCTTGGCCCCTTGTAAACAATCTGTCCATATCGCCAAAGAGACGATCGAAGCCTACCATGTGTCGGTTAAGTGTTGGGATTAGATTCCCAGATGTGATTCTATACTCTGTCATTTTAAGTTCCTCCTTATATTAAGCGAGTAAAGTTATAAGCCTCCCAATTGAGCACTTATATTACATATTATAGCATCTTTGCTTTAATATGTCAATAATATTTATCAAAGATTTCGTAGTGTTTCTAAATTTTTTGTTTGCAAGAAAAATTCTTCTGTCTTTGTGTATTCTTCAAATTGTGCGTCTGACCAATCCATAAAAGAATGATCATTAGTAGTAAACACATATTCATCAATGCTTGCGTTTCGAATCGCAATAAGTTTGGTAAACCAACGATCAGTGACATATTTAACGGCATTATCAAACGTTGTATAATTGTGCGGAGTTTTTACCATGTTTACACTCATTTCAAAGTGGCAGTCATCATATTTTCCATAACAATATTCAGCCCATAGATCAATGTTGCTTTGTACTTCTTCCCATTTAGCAGGCCATCTAACATAATTAAATGTTTCTTCAATGCCATCTATACTAAAACACATATCGACACTTTTGTATTCTTTGAAAATACTCCATTTTTCATCTTCTAAATCTATTCTGACGGTACCGTTTGTGTTATAAATGACATAAACATCCTTTCTTTGTTCTGGCGGAATTAAATTTAAAATTTTAAAGTGTGAATCTGTTAGCAAGGGTTCACCGCCGTTGAAGTGTATATTTTCCATATTTTTAAAGTCAATATTCGGAATATCTTCTTTTTTAAATTCATAAGAGTAATCTAAATTACTTACATAGTTTCCTTTATAACGTAAATCAGTTTTTCCTGCTTTATCTGCTTTTTTAAGAAGTGTAAACCATGATGAACTATTTGTATATGTACAAGTACTACAAGCCAAATTACACAAGTTTCCAGTCCAAAAATCTAACTTATACGGAGCATCATTTTCAAGAGCATCTTCAAAATTGCCGTGTTGTTCTAACCAAACATCATTAGAATGTAATCGTCTGCTATATCGACCAAACTTTTCTTGTTCAACACAGGCGCGACATTCTTCAGGAACTTCGTTGTTTAGAATTTGTTTTCGTATATTTTCAAGATAAGGATCGTTCCATAGGTCATCTTTTTGAGTGCTTTTTTGCCCTTCATTAAGACAACAAGGAAAAATATGATCTTCTTTAACTATAGAAAGACTTACGAAAGGCTCTATACAAAAGAACTTTTTGTCGTGCATGGTACAAATATTTATAATAATATTCTTTTACATAAATATATTAATGAAGTCTAATAGTTTCTTAAAGTGGTGGTTATTGACCTGCGTAATAGCATGTAGTGCCGCAGTATTATATTATTTTGATATGTGGCGTACTCTTTGGTATTTAGACCAAACAAAAATTAGTTTCTTTATTATAGCATTGTTTACAGGCGTAACAGCCAATATAGGGTTACAAACATACAAAGTTTCTAAACGCAAACCATTAAACTTTAGATCTATAGAAGTATCTTGGTTCTTCGCCGAGTCGATGGTATCACTAGGACTAATTGGAACAGTAACTGGATTTATTATAATGCTTGGTGGCTCGTTTAACGATCTAGATTTATCAAACATCGGACAGGCAAAAGAAGTCATTCGCGACATGGCTGCTGGTATGAGTACAGCATTAACTACTACATTGGTGGGTTTAACGTGTTCGTTACTTTCAAAACTTCAATTGATAAACTTAGAATATGACCACAGGAAAGCGTGAGCGATCAAAATTTTCAGGACTAGGATTTACTGATCTACTTTTTAATACATTAGTAGGTTTCGTATTTCTGTTTGTTATCTCTTTTTTGCTAATACAACCTCCTATACCTACGAATAAAAAAATAGACCCTAAGTCTGAACTAATTATTACATTGACTTGGGAAGTTGGCAATTACAGTGATATTGACTTGTGGGTAAAAGATCCTGAAGGTAATGTTGTTAGTTTTAAATCGCGCACATCAGGCTTAATGCATTTAGATAGAGATGATTTGGGCGCGGCAAACGATACACTTATGTTAGCAGACGGCACTATAGTAGCAGTAGATGAAAATGTTGAAGTTGCTACTATACGTGGCTGGATTCCAGGTGAATGGACAGTTAATGTACACTATTATGCACATCGGTCAAGACTTTCCGGATACACGGGAGCAGATAATCCTGAGGACATATCTCCAAATCCTCCCAAATATCCAATACCTGTAACAGTTGAATTAGTAAGAGTAAATCCGTTTAAAGAAATTACTACTGCCAAATTTGAAATGACAGAAACTGGCGAAGAAGTTACTGCATTTAACTTTACAGTTGTACAAAGAGAGAATGGAATCGCAACCCCAGACGGTACCCAAAGTTATACATATTCTATAGAATACGTTAATAATCATCCGACACCATTTGTATATACAGATGGGTTAACACACTTTGAAGACGATAATGGCAATCATCCTATGGCAATTGGTGATACATATGATCCTAGTCTATGGGATGGAATGACAACTCAATTGAGAAAATGGCAACAAGAGGGAACTAATTAGTTATGTCAGAGAAAGAAATAATAGATTTTACTGATTATACTACGGATGAAATCGTTTTATCAGACTGGTATAATATTATATACGAGTTTGGTTTACAATTGGGTGCCATGCTAGTATTAGCAATATTAGTATTATACGCATTACTAAAAACACCAGCTAAGTTTTATATAAAGTTTTTAACAATTCCATTGATTTTTTTCTTATTCTATAGTACAATAGTGAAGTTAAATAATTTTCTAGGATATGCACTTCCTACATACCCTTCAGGAAAAGTTGTGCTACTTGATGGACAACGACAAGGGCATGTAATAGAAATATGGGTGCAACATTTAGGAGAGAGAAATACTCGTTTATATAAAATACCTTTCTCACGAGAAATGCAAGAAGAACTTAAACGTGGAAGAGAAGCAAAGAAAAAAGGAAACCCACTAGTTATTGAATTTTTAGAGGGTATGCTGGAGCGAGGGCAAAGTGGACAAACTCGAGAAGGCGCAAGATATAAAATATATAGACTAAAAGACTTTGTAGATAAAAATATTAAGAAAGATTACGAAAAGGATAATTAATGTCTGATACTGCAACCAAGATTAAAAAGCAATTAGATTTAAAAGAGCCATCATTGTATAAAGTTATATTCATCAATGATGATGTAACACCAATGGACTTTGTTGTTAATGTTCTTATGACTGTGTTTAGCCACACATTAGAAGAAGCACAAGAACTAACATATAAAGTAGATGCAGAAGGTTCTGCTATTGTTGCTATTTTGCCATATGAAATTGCTGAACAACACGGTATTGAAGTGACACTTTTGGCACGAAATAATAATTATCCGCTACAAGTTAAAGTAGAAGCGGATAAATAACTTATATTTTAAAGGAGCTTATTATGTTTAATTTAATTGATTGGGCCAAAGCAAAATGGTCAGAAAGATCAACTTGGGATGGCACAGTACTAGTAGGTGTTGGTGTTCTTGCACTATTATTTTCACCACTAGTTACTTGGATTGCATGGGCCGCTATTATTTACGGTGCATGGAGAATTTGGCAAGACTAATATAGGATTTGATTATGGATGACTCAACTTTAAAATTAGAGTGTCTCAAACTTGCAGAAGGCGATGTTGAAAAAGCAGAAACTTTTTACGCATTTTGTAAAGATCTGCAAGAATCAAATTCAAAACAAATACTCAAAGAAACACATAGGTACACTGAAACACCATATTTCGATTGCGGGCCCGCAACATGGGGCCCATCATCACGTTGGTATAACACTTACACAAATCTTGATGTTCCTTTTATTCCGGAAACATCTGATGAAATGACAAATGAAAAAGCAAAAGAACATGTTATTGACAATCATGCGTTTGCCGACAACACAACAAAAAATCAATACTAATGTCTTATCCTACTAGTAAATCAATTAGAATAGTTAAACTAGTGTCAACAGAAGGCACTGGCTACTATTATACTACTACTAAAAACGGACGCAATCCTGAAAAACTACGTAAAAAGAAATACGATCCAGTTTTAAGAAAACACGTCTGGTTTGAAGAAAAGAAAATTAAATAAAGGAATGCTCAGGTATTCCTTTATTCTTCTACACCTATATAAATAATTTTGATTGTCGTATGAAGTTGAAAGTACGCATTCTGGACCCGGGGGCAGTGCCCGGCACCTCCACCAAATTTTTTACGGGGGTGACACAGTTTCGACAGGGTGAAGAGGATAAATGGACGACATATGGGAGCAGTTCCATATTAAAAAACAGCAAACTATATAATTGCAAATGACGATTATTACGATTACGCATTAGCCGCCTAATTAGCGGTCGCGTAGGGGGTTTCGGGGGCGACACCTTCTTAACAAAGTCGCCCCCACTAAATATGTGTATGGAAACGAAAGAAGAAACGCCTTACAAATATGTTGCTTTAGGATGTAGTTTAACAGGATGTAGTTTAACTCAACAGCACGGCTATGTGCACTATTTAAATGGTACCTATAGTTTAGATATTAAACATATTTCACAAGGCGGTGGAGACAATTATTTACAACACCATAGATTATCTAATCTTTATGCAAAAAATTTAATTAATAAAGATACCACACTACTTTGGCAGTTAACAGCGCCAGATAGACTTTTTTATCTATTGAATGACGATCAAGATGTAGAGTTTCATGGTCTTAAATATGGGGAAGACGACGTTGAGAAGAAACCTGACTGGGATTGGATGTGGTTCTATCACAATAAACTAAAAAGTTATACTGAAGAAGAATGGAGTATTTTTAACAGGAAAGCAATAAGTATTAGAGCAAACAATCAAAGATTTCATTATGAAATGAAATTTGGCTGCCTTACCCGAACAATTTATCATTTGCAAGAAACGCTTGTTAATATAGGCTTATGGTCTAATACGGTCAAAGAAATAATATTATATTTTGGTTGGGATTGGTATGGAGAATACAAAGACGAGATGTACCCACAAACATTGGATTTTTTACATAGATATTCTAATATTAAAGTAATACCTCTAGAAAAAAGCATACTGCAATGGTCTATAGATAAAAATATTACCCTCTATGAAGACGGGATGCATCCGAGTTATGAAGGTCATTGTGACTGGTGTAAAAATGTGTTAGTACCTTATTTAGATTTATATGGAAGTATGTATTCATGATAACAAGAAATATTATTAAAAATGTTATATTAGTATTAGGGTTATTAGGCTTACTAACATACGCAAGCATTAATGCGGTTGCGTGTGTTGAAGGTTGTACTAACGTTAGAGAACAATTTAACTTTCGATCCTACTCAAGTGATGCAACACATGGTTGGTATACAGGCTATGAACGAGGTGTTCATCCACTATGCGACGGTATTGACATTGACCATGTTGTAAGTTTAAAAGAAGCATGTGAGTTAGGATTACCAAAAGAACTTTGGGTAGAGTTTGCTAATGATTCGGAAAATCATGTTCCGGCATGTTCTTCTATTAACAGGTCAAAAGGATCAGCAAATCCAGAAACATGGCTAGAACGATCGCAAGATGGGCGCGGCAGAGATTACGAAATACTGCATTATGAAAAATATGTAGATTTATATTACTATATATTAGACAAGTATGGCCTAGAAAAAGATCGTTTCCTTTCAAACCCCGCTAATTAAAAACTTTTTTAGTTCGTAATACCTGATGAATTTGGCCGATATCATTTGCTAAGTTTATTCTTTTTGCAAACATACTTATTTCCTCTTCATTGTAATTACTAAGTATAGATAATTTTTCAGGATTATAATTGTTGTTTTTAATTCTAATATAATCTATTTGTGGGAACTCTTCTATAACTTCAGCAGTATGTTTTAACCAGTTACCATAATACACTTCTTCAGAATCAGTGTCTAGATAGTTTGGTGTGCCGGCATATATATTATTAATTTTTCCGTTTAAACCAGTAAAGTCAAATCCTAATATGTAGATGGTGGTATGTCCAATGTTACTTGCTAACCACAATGCTGTAGGTCCAGAACTCCAGCCGTGTGGATTTTCAAAGTAGGTTGCTCCTTTATATTTTGCCTTATTAATTTCAAATATCATTTCAGGATTAACGGCGACAAGATGATGTGGAGTGAACTCTCTATACAATGCATTACATCCATAGACTATTCCATTTTCTTTTAAACTGTCTAAAGATATCGCTTGTCTACTTGTGCCATTCCCTAGTACAAATGCTATATTATTCTTCATCAAGATCTCTCAACTCATTTTCGATTAATGCAGCTACAACTGCCCCGGGCGCAATTTCTTTTTCTATAGAAAAAATGAGAAACTCGGCTATTTGAATTTCCTTTTCAATCCAAAATTTGTTGTTGTTTAATTCTTTAATTCTTGTACGAAGTTCTTCAATTTCTTGTTGTTTTTTCTTCTTTAACTTCAATATTTTGTCAAAGTCTATTATGCCATCGTCCATAATCAATATTTATTAAATAATAAATACAGTATGAGAAAATTATTATTATTCTTGTTATTATTAATACCAACAACAGCGTATAGTTTACAACTATTTGTTGTAGAAGCAGATTGGTGTCCGTCGTGTCGCGCATGGCAGGCACAAGTACAGCCACTCTATACTCCAGAATTAGATTCGTATCTTCCTTTGATAGAAATTAACATTACACATGGTATTATTGAAAACTTAGATTATATTCAATACTATCGTGACGGCAAAATAAAAAAACTTTATGCCACTCCTACGTTCTTTATATGGGACGAAGAAAAAAAGCGAGAAATTGTAAGATGGGTTGGTTATATCGACGCTGAACATTGGTTCGCAATGCTAGAAAAAGCAATAGACGTTGCTAAAAATTCTATTAAAGATTGTGAAGAACATAATGTATGTAACAATTTCAATTTAAATTAAACATAAATTCTTTATGCATAAGTATTATTATGGATATCTATCACGTCTGGGCAAATATTGAAGGTGATATTACCGACGAAGAATTTGTCGACAATATTAAAAGTTTCCTTAATCAACTCAAAGAAGAAAATAAAATCGAATCATATCGTATTACACGTTGTAAGTTAGGATTTCGCAGTATACAAGATTTGCCAGAATGGCATATTATGATTGAAACAACAGACATGTCGCAATTGGAGTCAGCTTTCCATCGCGTTGCCAGGCCTGATCGCTATGTTTTAGATGAAGTGGAAGGCAAGGTTGATGAAAAACATAAGTCGTTCAATCAATTTGTAGCAGATGATATCCAACACGCATTATACAGGGACTGGCCAGATGAGTGATGACAACGTCGTTGATATTAAAGGAAAGAAAATAGACGAAACCAATATTGACGGAAATTTCCTACATAAAATTTTCGATGATGAATTTACTAAAACAGTATCTGATCGTTGGTTAATTAAGACACTCGATGTTTTAGCAGAAAGCGGTATTGATACTGATAATGAAGATTTTAATCATGATCTATCAATCATAGTTCAATTAATGGACACTTTAATTTATCGGCACAAAAATAAATGATAAAAGCATTTTATAAAACTAAGAAATGGGCACTATGGGCTTATGGCGGTGGCTCTCTATTAGTTATATCGTTATGGTTACAAGTTCAATTAACAGTAGCGATAAACACATGGTATGGTGGATTTTATGACTTACTACAAAAGTCTGGTGAATATAAAAATAATGCCAGTGAAGGCATTTCTTTATTTTATGAAAAATTACTAGGCTTACAATATTTTAGTGATGGTGATCCCTCATTTGCTGTATTAGCATTTCCATATGTGCTGTTAGCGGTGCTCACTGGGTGGTTTACACGCATATACGGACTCCGTTGGCGAGAGGCAATGACCTTTGACTACATTCCGCGTTGGCGCAATGTTGAAGAAGAAATTGAAGGTGCATCACAGCGTATTCAAGAGGACTGCAATCGGTTTGCTAGAATTGTAGAAAGTTTGGGATTGCAAGTTGTGCGGGCGTTAATGACACTCGTTGCGTTTATTCCAGTGCTGTGGGGGTTAAGTTCTTCAGTTACTATTCCATTCTTTAGCGACATTCCTGGCTCACTTGTATGGGTAGCATTATTTGTATCTATAGGCGGGTTGGTTATTTCATGGTTTGTAGGTATTAAACTGCCCGGACTTGAATATAACAATCAACGTGTCGAAGCCGCATTTAGAAAGGATTTAGTGTTTGGTGAAGATGACAAAGTAAACTATGCACAACCAGAAACATTAGCAAGTTTATTCACAGGCATACGTTTCAACTATCAACGTTTGTACTTACACTATGGATATTTTGACACATGGATGATTATGTATGATCAAGCAATGGTTATTGTGCCTTACTTAATCGTAGGTCCAAGTTTGTTTACTGGTGCTGTATTATTAGGTGTAGTAGTGCAAGTGTCAAATGCGTTCCAGAAAGTACATGGTGGGTTTGCATTATTCTTGCATAACTGGACAACAATTACAGAATTGCGTTCAATATATAAACGTTTGAGCGAATTCGAGCGCAATCTAAACAAATACGCTATTTCTTGACAATGACCGTAATGTAATATATAATTATAGTACAGTAAAATAGATTACGAATAAATATTAATATGGCGACGATAGTAGTAGTCTCAGGCGGATTTGATCCGATTCATAAAGGGCACATTGCATTATTTAATGAGGCCAAAAAACTTGGCGACAAACTTATCGTGGCTTTAAACAGTGACAAGTGGCTTTCTCGTAAAAAAGGTAGATCATTTATGCTTTTTGAAGAGAGGGCACTTATTCTTAATAGTCTTTCAGTAGTAGACGATGTAGTTGGATTTAATGACAAAGACAATACTGCCATCCATGCATTAGAAAAAATAAAGGAACATTATCCAAATGATACAATTGTTTTTGCCAACGGGGGTGACAGAGACACCACCAATGTTCCTGAACAAGCAATAGCAGACGTTGAGTTTATTTTTGGCGTTGGTGGTTTTGAAAAGAAGACTTCATCTAGTCAATTGATTCGTAATTATAAATTTGGTATGTGTTATACGGATTATGGTTATTATAATGTTGTATATCAAGATAGTAATTGTAGAGTAAAAGAAGTAAGTTTGGAACCCAAACATCAAATGACTTTTGGGCGCCATATGAGAAAAAGTGAATTTTGGTTTGTTATGGGTGGTCAATGTATAGTAGACTATGCATGGGAAGAAACATTAGGAAATATTAAATCACGTGATTTAGACGCTCATCAACATTTTTATATTCCATTGGGTCAATTCCATGCATTGCGTAATGAAAACAAACGCAAAGCATGTAAGTTAATGGTTATTGAATATGGAAATGCGATGTTAGCAAATGAGCATGATTTTGAATCAATTGATGAATATGGAGAACAGTTTGCATAGGAAATCTCAACAATGCATTGGACAAAAGAAACCAGGGATGAAAAGCGTATAAGATTACAAGAATGGCATATTTGGTTTGCTTGGAAGCCAGTAAGACTTTGGCATATCATTTCAAAAGGCGAAGAAAGAAAGGTTGCAGAATCAAATAAAATAGTGTGGCTTGAAAAAGTTATGCGAAAGAGAAATCCAAATAGTATAGCCTATATATATATGGTTAAAGATGATGCGCTTTTAATGGAAATCGCTGATTATAAAACAGTATCACCACATATTGAATCAATATTGGATGATCAAGATTTGGATATTTAAATATGCCAATATACGAATATAAATGCACAAATGAAGTATGTGAAATGATGGTAGAAGTCATGCAAAAAATAAATGATGAGCCATTAAAGTTTTGCCCACATTGCTCTCAAGAAACACTTAAAAAAATAATATCACAATCTAACTTTGTTCTTAAAGGGACTGGCTGGTTTAAAACCACAGCAAAGCCTTCTAGTGAATAGTGACTACAATATCCACATATAATATAAAAACTTATGAACAATACAAAGACATGATAAAAGACAAAATAATACTAACAGACGTAGATGGCGTTTTACTAGATTGGGAGTTTGCTTTTCACGTATGGATGGAAAAACACGGACACACTCCTATAAAAGAACACAAACAAATATATGGTATTGCTAAACGTTTTAGCATTACACCAGAACAAGGCAAACGACTCACATCAAGTTTTAATGAAAGTGCGTCAATTGGATTTTTGCCGCCCTCGCGTGACTCTGTTCACTATGTTAAGAAATTACATGAACAGCACGGTTATGTTTTCCATGCTATTACATCACTAAGCACAGATCCATACGCAGGTAAACTACGTGAGAGAAACTTGGCAAAACTGTTTGGTGAAACAGCATTTGAGAAAGTTATTTGTCTAGATACTGGTGCCGACAAAGATGAAGCACTATCGCCGTACAGAAATACACAATGCTGGTGGATCGAAGATAAAGTAAAAAATGCAGAAGTAGGAAAACGTTTAGGACTTAACAGCGTTATATTCGAACACGGGCATAATATGGACTATGAAGGTGACATTCCCTTAGCAAAAAATTGGGAAGAAATTTATAATTTAATTATTAATAAAAGTGCGGAAAGATTTACAGTCTAATTATTAGGCATCTGAAAAGATTCGCCACAACCGCATGAATTAGTGTCTGGTATTGTTACTTTAAAAGCAGGCATAAAATCACCAGTATAATCTATAGTAGCATCTTTCATATATGATGCTGTTAAACTATCTATTAGAAGTTCTTTACTTTCGCCTAGATCAAAAGTAATATCGCTTTCCTCTTTACCTGTTCCAATTGCCCATTTACCAAGCAACCCGGAACATCCGCCGCCATCTAAAAAGTATCTAACGTCGGATACTTCGTTTTTGTTTGCAATCACTAGTAGTTGTGCTAGTGCTGATTCAGTTATTGTGATACTCTGTTCCATACTCTTTTTTAAAAATATTTTTTAAATTATTAAAATTTTGTGACGTCTCTCTATATTTTAGCCACCAATTATCGTCCTTCAAGGCTAACGACATTCCTAACTTAACACCTTCTATGCAATATTTACCGTTATAACGATCATAACCTACGCTTTCCCAATGGTGCAATCTTTCTTCTTGGTAAAGTGTATCGTGCTTGGGTGTCTTCATATTTAGTATTTGATAAGTAAGTCTATTTCCTATTCTAAAGCCTGCCTTCCATGCATCGTAAGAAGAAGAATTAAATGCATCAATACTTCCGATTCGTCGTACAGGAACTCCGGACGCTTTAAATGTATCAGCTGCGGTAGCTTTTGGATAATATATATATGGTTTATTAGATTTATATGTAAAGCCTATTGGACTGTGTGGTAAAATTTCTCCGTTAATAGGATTTACTGTATCCCACATAACTGATAAATTTGGATAAATTGTTTCTATGTCAACCGGAATAGAATTTTCTTTTTGATCACGAATATTATGGTACAAAACGTTTTTATACCATTGAATAGGAAGTTTAAAGTCAAAATCATTACATATAATATTGTCTCCTTCGACAATATAATAAAATTTTGTTTCGGACAATTCCCTACATGCGTTATAAGCATTGAGTATGCCCGTAACGCCATTTACTCTTTTTGCATTTGGTACTAGTTTTTTTAAAGTTTCAAAGTTTTTATCAGCATCTTTTTCATAATAACTCATAAAAATAACATCAAACTTTAAATTTAATGGTTTTACATTAGAATAATCTGTTTTTTCTAGTAGAAATTTGTCTAGTACATCTAAATCCATTTTACGGACTTTTTTTAAATCATCGTTCATATTAATATTTACATAAATACAATAGTACTTTATTAACTTTACGATGGAAACATTACTATGGATATGAGAAGCATTTTAACAACACTAGACTTAATTAACCAACCAAAGCCTGCAGATGTTATTGCAGAGGACGAGGTTGAAGAAGAACTTACTCTAGAAGAACTTGAAGCATTAGAAGAAGATGACGAGTTAGAAGAAGCATGGGTAAGTGTTGATGACTTTGATGATCGCCCAGCGAGTGAATATAAACTTGTAAGCAGTGAAGAAGAAGACACAGACCATGGAACACTCCATAAATCCAAGTATGAAAGAGAAGATGGCGAGTTCACAGAAAAACAAATTAGAATGGCTTTTGGTATTTTAAATGATCCACGTTATAAAGGTGGCAACTTAACAGACGCAATAGAAGCAATTGAAGGTATTGCTCCAGGCTTATCAGAGCACCCAGCCGTTCAACGTGCTATGTTAGCAACATCAGAAAGTGTTGAAGAAGTTGATGAAACTTCTGATCAACAACTAGACGAAGCATTTTCACGCAAGCATTATGAACTATTTGCAAGTATGTTGCAAGAAATTACAGACCTTAATGCAAGAATGGACTTTGCTGATCGTTTGGTAACCTTGTTTAGACAAGACAACCCACGTTTTAACGACGAGTTATTCCTTAAGGCCGCAGGTTTAGCAGACTAGAACAATATACTTGACTTTCTTAGTAACATAGTATAAAATTGTGTTATGACTAAAAAATACATCTATCTCGCAGGCCCGATTGCGGAATGCACTTACGGCGAAGCGAACGACTGGCGAAATGAAGTTAGTGAAAAACTAAATCCTAATATTATTGGAATTTCTCCGTTGCGTTGTGAGCCAATGCAAGGAGAAACATATGGTCCTGGAAATGACCCAAGATTTAATGCTCCCGGAGCAATTGCCGCTAAAAATTGGTATGACACAGAAACATGTGACTTAGTATTAGCATTTTTGCCAAAAGAACTAAATAACCGTAGACCGTCATATGGCACAATTATTGAAATTGGTTGGGCAATTGGCTTAAGAAAACCTCTTATTGTCGTCACAGATGATGAATATCTCGCTAACCATCCACTTATTAAAGCGAAGGCAAATTGGGTGTTTAACGATTTTCAAAATGCTGTTGATGTAATACATGGTTTATTTGATGATTATGTTAATTAACATATTGACTTGTAAATAATGCTTTTATACACTAACGGCGACAGCCATCTTGCGGCAACTTACCAACATCCAAACAGTGAAGAATCTATAATGTTTCAGCCTGAAGTATCATTTGCTGGATTACTAGCAAAAAAACATAATCTAGACTATATAAATGAATCCGTTGCTGGATGTAGTAACAACAGAATTATTCGCACTAGTAAAGAATTTCTAAGAGATAAAGACCCTGAAAATACTATAGTTCTAATAGGGTGGTCAACAGTTGAACGTACCGAATGGTATGCAGATGGAGTATGGCATCAAATATGTGGCGAACCGTTATACCAGTATAATTTTCGCGAAAGTGTGCTTCCTCCCAATTTTGATAAAATACGCTGGCATGACAAAAGTGCTGAATGGATTACACTTAGCATGATGTGGTCTAACTATACAAATAGACTATTAAATGACCATAAGGAAACAGGCAACATAATATTTCAATCTAGAACTCTAGAGTTTCAATACTACTTTAAAGAATTTAGTGATTGGTTAACTAAAAGAAACTTTAAGCACATGTTTTTACATTTACACGAGGTTTTTAATGTAAACGAATTCTTTAAAAATAACTGGAATAATGACGCATGGTTGTTTAATGATCCCTATGATCCATCCATTGCTTTCACTCGTAAGTCAGTGGCCTTAGGTCATAAATCGGACAAATGGCAACATTTTGGTCCCGAAGCACATAAAGATTATGCAAACTATATAGAACAGGAGTTTATAAATAAATTACTTAAATGAAAACAACTGAATTAACTTGTACTGACAACAATCAAAAGGTTCCAGCAGATATTTTACGTAAAAGCGATAAAATACTTGAGGTGGCTATTCATGGAACAGACGTTCCTATTAAGCTATATAGAAAAACTCCTGTTGATAAAACATACGTTGGTAGATATGCCGGTTTAGAATTCATCTCTACTGGCGAACAATCCTAAATTAATTACACTATATAACAATTTGTTATATGGGTTTCTGCACGACTTCATAACCTAAAAGTATTTTAACGGCTAAACTTATAGCGTATTTCTGCGGAATTTTGTATAAATACCATAAAGAAATTACTTTAACTATTATTAAGATTTACCGGAGACACTTTTGAAAGATTTCTATAATTTAGCGAAAACGTTAATTAATAAAGACAAGATTCAAAAAATAATTAATCGTAAAACAGAAACTATTCTTAAAGCATTTGAAGAAAGTAATGTTAGTCCTAAAAAAATTATTAGTTTGAATTGGCATTGTTCCTTGGTCGATTTCGCCACCAGTGGTTACGATGTCAGCTATATTTCAGATGATCCTGATGCCATAGATTATGCTAACGCATTGTGTGAAGCATATGATGTTACTATTACCAACCATAATGCACCATTAGACACATTTAGTATGAAGTTCCATATGGATGAAGATATTGAAAAATATGATTGTGTATTAGCACTAGATCAGTATTATACATTTTCTACTAGTGAAGACGACCAACATTCACAACTACAAGACTCACTAACGTTACTTAATGATGATGGAATATTGTTAACTACGCTAATGGATTATAAAAATATCAAATTTAACAGTAAATTATTCGCAGATCCATTTTATCTAAGAAATGATGATTCCGAATTTATCTTTATTAACAATAGAAAATGGAATCAAGAAGATAGAAAGAAATGGCGTCATTATGCATACGTTATTAATCAAACTACGAATGAATTAAATTCATTTGAACCAGTAGATCGCCAAGCAATGTTCTTTAAGCAACTTGCTTATCATACAGCATCACTGGGCTGGAACAATTTTGTTGTACATAAAAAACTTATTTACAAGCCAATGTATAGTAGTGAGAATCAATATATTATATCTATAACTCGATGAGGAATAAATTATGGGAAGCATTGCATCTTTAGAAACATTAATACATCCGGATTTAATTACAGTAAATTATTTAAAATTTTCTGAAGATGATTTATCAGGTGATTATATTAAAGGCGGAACAATTACCGATTTTTCTAGTACTGGTATTAGAGATGAAGCAACACAGCAAGTTTTACATTTAGATAACGACGGTTTAAGTGTAGACAGCATTTATGTAACAGACATTGATGCATCAGATATTAATGTACGAACGATGACGGTCAGTAATAAACTTACTGTACAAAATTTACATTATGTTTTTTCATCAAACGAATTTGAAACTGACTTACACTTAGGCAAAGGCAACTTTATTCACATGGGTGCAGATAAGGTCTTATCTCGCAATGAATTGGGACCAAGTATTGTATATAGTAATTTAAGAAGTGTAGGTAATTTGGAAAAACTTGGTGTAATGGGCAATCTTTCTGCTGGTTATGGTACGTTCATGGTAAATGCAACAGACCAAAGAATTGGTATTAATACATCAGAGCCCGCCGCTACTTTACATGTTATTACACAAGGTGGCGCAGAACTTTTTATTGACGGCAAAAAAGGTGAAGGCTACATAGGTACTGCAAGAAAAGAAAAAATGCATCTGGGCACAGATGCTATGACTACCGAAAAACAATCCCATCTAACTATCACACCTGACGGCAATGTAGGCATTGGCACTATTGATCCTAGCACTAAATTAGAAGTGCGCGGTGATATTAAATTTGCACAAACTACGATGTCATCCTCTAAAATTCAACCAGACTCTGGTTATCATGTACGTGGCGAAATTGTTTGGAACCTTGAGCCAAGACAGGGCAAACCTATAGGTTGGGTTTGCATTGGCACAGGCGAGCCAGGTATTTGGGGTGAGTTTGGCACGATACATCCATGTCCAAAATTTAAAGGATAATATGCGTATATTATTCTTTGTGAAATTTTACTTAAATAATAACATACTATTATAAATTATACAGACTTTATCAATTATTAAGAATCTCAATTAAGTCATAATAATATCGACAAGGATTCTTATATGAAAAAGTATATTGCAACATTGGTTGCGTTTATACTAGTGGTATTAGGCGTTTCCAATACATATGCATACGACCCTGCATATTCACTACATGGCCACAGTGCCAGTTTTTTGATGTTAGATAGTAAGTGGATGACACTTAATTATCTTCACCCCAATGCCAATAAGGCTGGTATGCGAAATGCCGCCAAAGCAAACGGCGATACTCACATCTATCTCTACACCAGAAACGGTGGAGACAATGGCGGTGGTTATAATCTCAATGCCATCAGTCCTCGACCCGATTGGGAAACAAGACTAGATGAACTTAATAACATGGGACTTAAACCAGTTCTATGGTTGACACCTGATGATAGTCCTTCTATCACAAATCAATCCATGGAGGCCCAGAAGGCACACTTTAGTAATATGGTTGCTAGATTTGATGACAAAGTCACAGGATATGTTACTTGCCTAGAATGTGATGAGTATTGGAGTGCCGCGCAAGTACAGGCACTAGTCGCACATCTAAAAAGTAAAACAAATAAACCTGTTGGTGTGCATTTAACGCCGGGCGTTAAACCGGCATACTTTGCAAATGCAGACTATGTATTTCTACAGACAGGTTTCGGTAAGACAGCAGAACAAGTAAAGGCCATGGTGGCTCATGCAATTGCAGTAACTGGTAAACCAGTTGTTGCGTCCGAGTATTCATTTGAAAGTAGATCAGCGAACGCTAGAGCATTAGGTGATGCGGCATGTGCGGCGGGCGCAATAGGCACAGGTAACGGCAGAAGTATTACGTTTTGTGGTGCAGAAGAAGTGCCTGAGAAGAAAAACAAAGATGCTGAAACTGCCATGGCAGTTGTAGGTGTTGCTTTGATTGCATTTGGTGCCTACTATCTACATACCAATTATGATTTTGAATTGAGAATGGATTTGACAGACAATTATCAAATGTATGGTACAAGAAGAACATTTAATTTACTTGAAAGTGAAACTAATAATAATTCATTAGACTTTGTAATGGACTATACCTATACCACAACTGATGATTTTTATCAAAATAGAATCTTTTTCGGATTTGTTGGTACTTTTGACTAGCCATACTTAAATACTTCTATGGAATATCAATTTGAAGTAAAATCTGGTACTACGCTATATGTGACATCAGCAAAAACTCATGCAGATGCAATTAAATTCTTTAAGATGAGTTGCGGTGATTTACCAATTGATGGTGTCACTTGCCTGGGCCATAAAAGTGTGTTAGATAATGTTTATAGTCATTATAATAAAAATAGACAATTAGAAGAAGAACGTTCTTCTTATTTTGATTATATAAAGCCTTAGGCAGGTCTAACTACTTTCTCTAGTTTTAAAAACGCAAGTCTTTCGTTCGGAACATAACGCCAAACAGTGGCGCCATTTTCAGTTCGTTCAAATATAGTTCTAATAAGTCCTATAGATATAATAACTGCTTCTTCACCTTCTAGTAATACCAAGTCGCCCGGATTAAAAGTAGGACTCATTTTAAAACGTATACCACGAACAATAGCAACAGTCCAGTCCTTGACCATTAATGCCGCAATTACGCTGACTAGGATTGCAATCCAAGGTAATAAAAATTCAGTAGCATCTAAACTAGTATTCAGAAGTAGTTCTTCGATACTTGTTGCTGTTTTTTCTGCTTTTTCTACTGCTTCTTCTGGGGATGTTACTTCGCTCATATAAATATTTAAAGGTAATTACCAGATGAAAAAAATAGCATATTGTATTGGCAATGGTGAGACACGCAAAAGTTATGATTTACAAAAGTTGCGCGACATAGGACCGTTATACGGATGCGGCGCGATTTGGCGAGACAATCACGTTGACAATTTGATATGCTGTAATAAGTTTAGGGCAAGAGAAGCAGTCAGTAATGGCGTTCACTTACGCTCTAACTTTTACACCCGTAAGGATTGGGCGCACTACTTAGCAAAAGATAAAGTAAGAGTGTTGCCCGATCTTCCTTATTTTGGTTTAGAAACATACCAACAACCTATTAATTGGAGCAGTGGATTGTATGCTGTTTATACTGCTATAAAAGAAGAAGCAGATGTTATTATGTTGTTGGGTTACGACTTTTATGGCAAGGGAAAAAACCAAAAGTATGCTAATAACATATATCTAAATACAGAACATTATAGAAACGAAAAGCAAGGACCACGTAATCCAGAAAAATGGATAAAACAGTTTGAGTTATTGTTTAAACATTTTTATAATATTACTTTTATTTTTATAAAGCCAGAAGAATATCCACATCCGGCAGAGTTTGATTCGTGGCGTTATGTGCTGTACGACACATACGAAGGGTTAGATAGATTTGTCCAATCTAAAATACAAGATAATGAATAAACCACTTTGCACTTATCCCTGGGCCCATCAAGAAATAGAAACCAATGGTGATATAAAATTTTGTTGTGCCTCGAGTAACGATAAAGAGTATGCCCACTTGGATGAGAACGGAAATCACTATAACATAAACACACATACTTTAAATGATGCGTGGAATTCCAAAAGGATGCTTAAACTTCGAGAAAATCTATATAATGGAGTTAAGGCACCTGAATGTCAGAATTGCTGGGACTCTGAAGAACGTGGCATGTGGAGTGTTCGCCAGGCGGCGCTTGGTGCGGAGGATAGCTATCCTCACATACAAGACGTTGTTGATAAAAGTGTTAAAAATAATTTTATATTAGACGATAGCTATCCTTATTTTTATCAAATACAGTCTGGAAATACATGTAACTTGGCATGTAAAATTTGTAATAGTGATTATAGTATTACCTATGGAAGATTTTTTAATAGACTAGGCGTTGATGATTTAAGCCAATTTAAATATGATCTTTCTGAAACAGGCAGGCCTGACAATGAATACGCGGGTGCGAGTAGAACTTCTAAAAAACTTAAAAAATATAATTGGCCTTCAAAAATAGGATTAAAAAATATTATTGGAGAAAAAAGAATAAGCAATATTACTCGATTGTATTTAAGTGGCGGCGAACCCACTATAATATTAGAAAATTTAAAATTTTTAGAATATTTGATAGAATGCGATCACAGTAAAAATATAGAATTAGTAATAACTACAAATACGACAATGATTCATCCTAGATTCATTGAAATCATCAAGCATTTTAAACTTGTTATGTTAGTATTAAGTATTGATAGTGTAGGCCCGGCGATTGAATTACAGAGATATCCTGTAAAATGGACAAAACTAGAAAAAAATATTGATCAATATTTACAGATTAGCCTAGAATGCGATCATACTCCAGTTTCGTTTAATATAGTTATAACAGCGTTAACGTTGCCATATTTAGATGAACTACTTTCTTTTATGGATCTAAAAAATAAAAAAATACCTATGCATAAGAGAGTGCGTATAGCAGGGCTTGTTCAAATGGTAGATAGCAGTGATTTTAACTTGCGATTAGTTCCCTATGATGTCGTCCAAAATTGCAGAGAGAAAATTGAACACACACTGAAGAAAAGTAGTTGTTTTTACAGCGATGATATTGAACAAATAAAAAATCTAATTGAATCTTTGAAAAACTTTACATTCAATAAAGAAAATGATTATAGTAGAATTCGAAACGCTCTAGAAATACTACAAAAACATCACCCTGAATATGACGTAAGAGAAATATATAAAATCTATTACTAACTGGTTAGAGTTCAGTATAAATCATTATCAAAGTTTAGCCATACATTATTATGCCCCAGTAGCTGTCGCACCAAGTCGTTAGCAAAGTTCTGCCACACATTATTATTTTTTAGCATTGTAAAATTATGTTCTATTACTTTCTGAACATCATCTTGTTGTACTCTATTGACGAAGTCTTTAAGTGGCATATCACAATACTTTTTAAGTTGTTTCGTGATAGCATTGTTTCTATCAACGTATGAATCATAATCGTCAAATGTATAATCAAAGAGCATGTCATATAACTTAAAACCATGTCGTAATAGTTCTTTATTGTTTCCTTTATCTCCGGATATAATAAAAGGCATTTTATACATAATTGCTTTAAATGTTTTTTCAGTTAAAAATTTAATATCGTGATCTATTAATGCTGTTTCTGTTATAACATCAATTACAGCAGCTTTATAATAAGCATCAATTTGATTACTAGTAATATCACAGGCCTTGTTAATATTAAGGTCATATAATTTTGAATCATGATTCCATGAAGAATGCAATGCATTAGTGTAATTGTTTTGATTGATACTATCTACAGTGTAAGGTAAGGTGGAATAAAATTGTAAAAATTCAGAAATATTAGCGCCATCTTGTCTTAATACTTCTCTCATTTGATAGATTCCTTCAATTTGTGAAAAATTGTTTACATGACTTTCATAATTTTGGCAAGATATATATCCATAATTTATTAAATCGTTATTAAAAATATTTGACACTAAGTGATATCTATGTGGTTTTATTTGTGAATTAAGACAAATAAAATGCTTCTTTTTTTCATTTGATAATGTGTTTAATATAGTTTCATAGCCTTTTTTTATTTTATAACTGAGCTCCAATGCATAATAATTTAAATGTATATAGTCTTTGCGAAAATTTAAGACATCATCTTTATATTCACTATGCTCACCACACAACACAGGTATAATTTGCGATTCAGAAATTCCGTGCATGTTACAAGAAAACTTAACATAATCCCAGCCAGAATAATAAGACTTCCCTTCACAAATTGACATAACAGCAATATACAATTCCTTTTTTCTTGCTTTGTCAATAATAGAATCTGGCAAAAACTCGAAAATAGATGGTATTATTACTCTTACAGGATCTAAAAATTTATATTTTGATTCATATTCATGTGTATAACCAAATACGCTTAAGAATTCTGTTGTAAAAATGGGGTATATATAGATATCGTCAGCTGATAAATCAACTTCTTTAAGAGACTTTGCTTGCATACCTTCAGTGTTATTGATAGCATCTTTAAAGGTGGCGGGTCTAACAGCATTAGAAATAATACTGTACGGTAACGATGAATGTTTATCTATCCCCGCTCCGTTTGAAATAATCGGAGCGCCACCTGCTTTAACCTCTTTTTCTTCTTTCTGGTTTGAAGGAATATCTGGCTCAAATATAAATGTAATCATTGCAATGATATATCACGAACGTGTACTTGTATTTATTATGCGTTTATTACCGTAATAAAAAACGCTAAATATAGTAAAGAACCATAAAGCACAGGAGCAAAGATTATGGCAAGCAAACTATTAAAGGAGTTCTCTGCAGATTACCAATCATATAAAGAGCAAGAGTTCACACTTGAAGAGTATCTAAATCTATGTAAGAAGGACCCACTCGCATATGCTACATCAGCAGAACGAATGTTAGCTGCCATTGGGGACCCAGAGCATATAGATACTTCGGAAGATCCACGGTTGTCACGCATCTTCCTGAACAGAACATTACGAGTATATCCAGCATTTAAAGACTTTTACGGACTAGAAGATACCGTAGAAAGAATTGTTGGATTTTTTAAACATGCCGCACAAGGCTTAGAAGAACGTAAACAAATATTATATTTGTTGGGCCCAGTGGGCGGCGGCAAGTCGAGTCTTGCTGAACGTTTAAAAGAATTAATGGAAATACATCCAATTTATGTACTAAAAGCAGGCGATGTAATTAGCCCTGTTTTTGAAAGTCCGTTGTCTCTGTTCTCTCCTGAGAAATATGGTGAGCAAATTGAGAAAGAATATAAAATATCAAAGCGTTACCTAACTGGCTTACTAAGCCCATGGGCAATTAAACGCTTGGATGAATTTGATGGTGACATTACTAAATTTACAGTAGTAAAATTACAGCCAAGTAAACTAAAACAGATTGCTGTAGTAAAAACAGAGCCAGGTGACGAAAACAACCAAGACATTAGTTCATTGGTTGGTAAGACAGATATTCGTCAACTTGAGTACTTCTCACAACACGATCCAGACTCATACGCATTTAGTGGTGCATTATGTAAAGGCAACCAAGGCCTTATGGAATTTGTTGAAATGTTTAAAGCACCAATCAAAGTATTACACCCATTGCTAACTGCTACGCAGGAAGGCAACTATATGGGTACAGAAGGTATTAGTGCTATTCCGTTTAGTGGAACAATTTTAGCACATAGTAACGAATCAGAATGGCAGTCATTTAAGAACAACAAAAACAACGAAGCGTTCCTAGATCGTGTGTATGTTGTTAAGGTTCCTTACTGCTTACGTATTGATGAAGAGATTAGTATTTACGAAAAGATGCTAGACTCAAGTGGACTAGCACAGCATCCATGTGCCCCGCAAACACTTGAAATGTTATCGCAGTATAGTATTTTAAGTAGACTGCGTGAGCATGAAAACAGTAATTTGTTTTCCAAAATGCAAGTGTATAACGGCAAGAATTTAAAAGACACTGATCCACAAGCAAAGTCACTACAAGAATATAAAGACGTTGCGGGAGTAGACGAAGGCATGTCTGGCTCATCAACACGTTTTGCGTTTAAGATACTGTCACAAGTGTTTAACTTTGACACAAACGAGATTGCGGCTGATCCAGTACATTTGATGTTTGTACTAGAGCAAGCAATTAGACGCGATCAGTTTGGTGAGGAAAATGAAAAAACGCTCACAAACTTTATTAAAGAATGGTTGGCTCCAAAGTATGCTGACTTTATTGGTAATGAAATACAAAAAGCATATTTAGAAAGTTATAGTGATTATGGACAAAACTTGTTTGATCGTTATATTGAATACGCTGATCACTGGATTCAAGAGATTGACTTTAAAGATCCTGACACAGGCAACTTGTTTAGCCGCGAAGTACTAAACGAGGAGTTAGAGAAGATTGAGAAACCAGCCGGTATCGCTAATCCAAAAGACTTCCGTAGCGAAGTAGTCAACTTTGTATTGAGAGCAAAAGCAAAAAACAAAGGTAAGAATCCAAAGTGGTCGAGTTATGAAAAACTACGCGAGATTATTGAAAAGAAAATGTTTGCGTCCACAGAAGAACTACTACCTATTATTTCCTTTGGTAATAAGCAAAACAAAGATGACCAACAAAAGCACAATGACTTTGTTGCTCGTATGGAAGAGAAAGGTTATACTGATAGGCAAGTTCGTAGACTTGTTGAATGGTACATGAGAACCCAGAAGTCAAGTTAAGGGTTTACCATGGCCAAGCATATTATTGACAGGCGTTCAAATCCTAAGGGAAAGAATCTTTCCAATAGACAACGCTTCATTGAGCGGTCAAAGAAGTATATTAAGGAAAGCTTAGACGAAACTATTAAAAACAGATCTATCAAGGATCTAAAGTCTGGCAGCCGCGTCAAAGTTCCTGCTAAAAGTATTAAAGAACCACAATTCCAATACGATCCTAAATCAGGTGAAAAAGATTATGTCTTACCCGGCAATAAAGAATATGTTCCTGGCGATAAAATACGCAAACCACCCCAGGGTGGCCAAGGAGGCGGCGGCGGATCTGAAGGTTCAGATGATGCATATGGCGAAGACGATTTTGTATTCTCTATAAACAAAGATGAATTTTTAGATATATTATTTGAAGACTTAGAACTTCCTGATTTAATAGAGAAACAAAAGAAAAGTATTGAAGAGTTTAGTGTTGAAAGAGCAGGTTATGTAAATGAAGGCTCACCAAACAATCTAAATTTAGAACAGAGCATGATACGCAGTATTGGCAGACGTTTGGCTCTTAAAAAGCCTAAGGGAAGAAAATTACGCGAACTACTAGAAGAGCGTGATAAAATACTTGAGTTTTTTGCTACATTGCCACCAGGCAAAGATCATAGAACACAAGAATGGCTACGTTTGCAAGAGATTGAGGAAGAGATAAAACGCATACGAGCAAGATACAATGCTATCTCGTTTATTGATCCAATTGATCTAAAGTTTAACAACTTCTCTAAAGTACCAAAGCCTAAAAATGCGGCTGTAATGTTTTGTATTTTAGATGTATCAATATCAATGCAAGAACGTGAAAAGAATTTAGCAAAACGCTTTTTTATTTTACTACATATGTTTTTAAATATGAAGTATGACTTGGTAGACATTGTGTTTATACGCCACCATACTGTTGCTAAGGAATGTACAGAAGATGAATTCTTTAATAGCAAAGAAAGTGGCGGCACAGTAGTAAGTTCAGCATTAGAATTAACACATGAAATTATTAAGAAGCGATATGATTTAGAACACTGGAACATTTATATTAGCCAGGCAAGTGATGGTGATAATTTTACAACAGACAATGATAAAGTAGCAGAAGTTTTACGCAACGATCTTTTACCTATTTGCCAATATTTTACATTCTTATGCATTGTTCCTAATGCAGGTCAGACACATGCTGATTTGAAATATGTAGCAGGCGCTGGTATGGAAAAGAGATATTATATGTTATCACAAGAATGGTCGAATATACAATTAGGTAGAGTTCATCAAAGCAAAGATATATATCCAGTTTTTAGAAGGTTTTTTACACCAAAGGATAAAAGTGATGACTAAACTATTATTCACACAACAAGATGATTGGAGTTTTGAACTTGTAAGTAACATCTACGATGCTTGCGAAGATATTGCAGTTAATGAACTTGGTTGCGATACTTACACGAACCAACTTGAAGTTGTAACGTTTGAGCAAATGTTAGATGCATATGCAAGTATTGGTATGCCCTTATCATATAACCATTGGAGCAATGGTAAGGCATGGTCACATTATGAAAATCAATACAGAAAAGGTAGAACTAGTTTAGCATACGAACTCGTTATTAATAGTAATCCATGCATAAACTATCTCATGGAAGAGAATACAATGACCACGCAAGCATTAGTTATTGCTCACGCCGCGTTTGGCCACAACCATTTCTTTAAAAATAACTACTTGTTTAAAACATGGACAAACGCAGAAGCAATTATTGATTATCTTGTATTTGCTAAAAACTTTGTTAAGAAGTGTGAAGAAAAATATGGATTAGACGAAGTAGAACTATTTTTAGATGCATTACACTCTATTCGTAATTACGGTATTAACAAATATAAGCGTCCAGTAAAACTTAATTCGTATGCAGAGGCAGAGAAAGCGGGTGAAAGGGCAGAATACTTACGCAAACATGTTAATGAGTTATGGGACACAACAGTAATTAAACGTAAAAAGGAAGAAAAGAAGAAAACAGACAGAAAATATGTTTATTTGGATAAACCAGAAGAAAACATTATATATTTCCTTGAAAAAAACGCGCCTAATTTAACAGATTGGCAACGCGAATTATGTCGTATTGTGCGTAAGATAGCACAATATTTTTATCCGCAAGGACAAACAAAAGTGATGAACGAAGGATATGCTTGCTTTGTGCATTATTATACAATGAATCGTTTACATGAAAAAGGTTTGATTTGTGACGCAAGTATGCTAGAGTTTTTAAAACTACACACAAACGTTTTAAACCAACTTACATTTGATAAACCATATTATGGTGGCATAAATCCATATGCATTAGGTTTTGCTATTTTTCAAGACATTAAACGTATGTGCGATGAGCCAACAAAAGAAGATAAAGAATGGTTTCCTGATGTTGCTGGCGGTAATTGGAAAGAGATTACATTAGACATCGTTGCTAATTATAGGGACGAGAGTTTTATACTACAGTTTTTATCTCCAAAAGTTATACGTGATTTTAGATTGTTCCAACTTGGCGACCGCAAGCAAGATCCACATTATCAAGTAAAAGCAATCCATAACAACGCTGGTTACAAGAGCATACGCAAAGAATTAGCAAGACAATATGACTATAACTATCGCATTCCAGATATACAAGTAAGAGACTTTGATCATGATGATAAAAGAACATTATTGTTACATTTATACAGAGGTAAAAGCGGTAGAGAATTAGCAAACGAATCTACTGTAGACGTGCTAAACTATATTGCTTATATCTGGGGATATAAAGTAGAATTAGATGCTTATAATGAACAAGAAATTTTTGTTGGAGGTCATAAATGTAAAGAATGGATAAAGTATAAATATTTCAGTTCTACTCCCGTGCCTAACAGCGATGGGCAAGTTGAGAAAATAACAGGAACAACCAGCGGGTCATTTAATCCCGGAGTACGTGATTGGTGGGGTTTCTAATTATTTGACATTACCATAATAATAGTGTACAATACTTATTGCTTATAAATATAAGAAATTTTTGCTGGAGCAATAAGAATGTCAGATCTACAAAAGTATAGAAACATAGGAATTTTCGCTCACGTTGATGCAGGTAAAACTACAACAACAGAGCGCATTTTAAAACTAACAGGTAAAATCCATAAGATAGGCGAAGTACATGACGGCGCCGCTACTACAGATTTTATGGAGCAAGAGCAGGAACGCGGTATTACTATTCAGTCAGCCGCTACAACATGCTTTTGGGATGACCACCAGTTTAACATTATTGACACACCAGGACACGTTGACTTTACAATTGAAGTATACCGCTCATTGAAAGTATTAGACGGTGGCGTTGGTGTTTTTTGCGCGGTAGGAGGCGTAGAACCACAATCCGAAACAAACTGGCGTTATGCTAATGACAGTGAAGTTGCCCGTGTTATTTACGTTAACAAAATGGATAGAGTTGGTGCAGATTTCTATCGTGTAGTAGAGCAAATTAAAGATCGCTTAAACGCAGTACCAGTTATTATGGCTATTCCAATTGGTGCTGAAGATGATTTTGTAGGCATTGTAGACATTCTTACGCAAAAAGCATGGGCCTGGTCAAATTCAGCAGATCCTACTTCTTACACTATTAGCGACATTCCTGCAGACTTGGCAGACAAGGCCAAAGAATATTATGATCTAATGGTAGAGCAAGTTGTAGAGCAAGACGACGATGTAATGATGCAGTGGATGGAGGATCCTGACAGCATTAGCGAAGAAGATCTTAAAAAGTGTATTCGCAAGGGTACAATTAATTGTGATTTCTTCCCAACATTCTGTGGTAGTTCATTTAAAAATAAAGGCGTACAAAATGTATTGAGTGCCGTGGTTGATTATTTGCCTAATCCTACTGAGGTTGATCCACAGCCAGAAGTAGACTTAGAAGGCAATGAAACAGGTGAACATGCTATTGTTGATGATGACAGACCACTAAGAGCACTTGCGTTTAAGATTATGGACGACAAGTATGGTGCATTGACATTTACACGCATTTACTCTGGCAAACTTAACAAAGGTGATACAATTTATAACAGTAGCACAGGCAAGTCCGAACGTGTTGGCCGTATTGTAGAAATGCATGCCGACAATAGAGAAGAAAAGGACTCTGCACAAGCAGGCGATATTATTGCATTGCTTGGTATGAAAACTGTACAAACAGGTCATACACTGTGTGATAAAAATAAACCCGCCGTACTAGAGCCAATGGTATTCCCTGCCCCGGTTATTAGTATTGCTGTTGAACCAAAGACACAAGGTGACATGGATAAGTTAGGAACTGCTATTGGTAAAATGGTCGCTGAAGATCCGTCCTTCCATGTTGAAACAGATCAAGAAAGTGGGCAAACTATTCTTAAGGGTATGGGCGAACTACACTTAGACATTAAGTGCGACATTCTTAAAAGAACCCATGGCATTGAAGTAAGTATTGGTAAACCACAAGTAGCATACAGAGAAACTATTACACAAACAGTGGAAGACAAATTTGTTCATAAAAAGCAATCAGGTGGTTCTGGCCAGTTTGGTGATATTGAATATACTATAGAGCCATTGCCATCAGGCGGCGGCTTTGAGTTTGAATCAAAAGTTGTCGGTGGTAATGTGCCAAGAGAGTTTTGGCCTGCTGTTGAAAAAGGTTTTAGAGAGTCTGCTAATAACGGCATTGTAGCAGGTTATCCGTTGTTAGACTTTAAAGTGACATTAACAGACGGTTCTTCACACGCAGTTGACTCAAGTGCTATTGCGTTTGAATTAGCAGCTCGAGGTGGCTTTAGACAAACCATGCCTAAAGCAGGACCACAATTACTAGAGCCTGTCATGAAACTTGACGTAATTGCTCCAGAGGATAAAGTTGGTGACGTTATTGGCGACATTAACAGACGCCGCGGCATGATTAGCAATCAAGAAGTTAGTGGACAAAAGGTACGCATTTGGGCAGAAGCACCAATTGGTGAAATGTTTGGCTATATTGGCGACTTGCGTGGTATGACGAGCGGCCGTGGTCAGTTTAGTATGGAGTTTAGTCACTACGCACCGTGCCCTGCTAATATCACTGAAATGATCACAAAACGCACTGGTTAATATTTTTCTTAAATCAGTTTCTAGGTTAACATATTAATGTTTGACTATATATTAGTAGGCCCAGATGTAAATTTCACACAAGGAGATATTAATGAGAAATATGATGTACGCCATTATGGCAACGTTTTTTGCATTTAGTACAGCAAATGCAGCCGAATCAAAAAGTAGCGTTCGTATTAGCGCAACAGACTGGTTTGTTAGTTATGACCAATCAGGTGCTAACTATTCAGATAAGGATGAATTTAGAATCGGTAATGACAGGCTTTCTGCTTATTCTGATAGTGACACTGATATTGGTTTTTCAGTTACGGCCGGAATTGGTAATGGCACGTTAAGTGCGAGTTCATGGGCCGAATATGCGGATGATAAAGATTATGTAGTTGGTGCTGGTTTAGGTATGCAATTAAGTATTTTAAACATTGTTCCAAGAGTAAATTGGAACATTGATGAAAGTGCATTGGATACAGATGTTTTGGCCCGCATTGCTTTATATGATATTGATGCATATGGAAGATTATGGTGGGATTGGGAAGAGGCCGACGCATTCCTAGGATCCACTATAGGCGTAGGCTGGAGTATTGCTATGACCCCAACTTTTGCTATTAGACCTTACTGGGAAATGCCATTAGACAGTGATTGGGAAACTAGTGAGTCTGTAGCAGGCGTTAATGTAAACGTCTCATTCTAATTAGAATTGGTAGGGCTCCATGTGGCACTCTTTCGTCGATCAGAAACACAAGAAAAATATATCTATGAAACTCCCGATAATGGGAGAACTATCACCAGAAGAGTGCCCATGGGATCTACTACTGAAGTACTTGTCCCAACAGACGACGAACCACCAATAACAAAAGAGCATGGACGTTGGCTATCTCACGATGATTTATTGAATATAGGTAAACAACACTTTGATGAACAACGATTGCGTGATAAACACCCAGCATTACAAGAAGCCTGGGAAAAATATCAATTAATTTTGGCGTTGGTGAAAGACGAAAATTCTTATAAGACCCACAAACCAAGCGAAAAATAACCCTTCTTAAAAAATCTCGTTAATCTTGACGTGATCTCAAAATAATGTTATACTAATAGTACTTTTAATCACCTTAAAGGAAATTAGTTATGGCACACATTAAATTTATATTAACCGGTTACGGCGGCGAAGTGGTACTTGGTAAAATTACTAAAAAGTGCGCCGAGTTTTGGCAATCAGACGAAATGAGTGATTACTTTTACGAGTATGTAGGTAGTCCGGACTGGTTTGCTGAAGAAAACCCTGACATCAAAATTCCAAAATACGCAACATTAAGCAATTGGTATGAGCATGATGACCGCGGCCATGAATATGGCGTGTCTCGAGATCATGCCCAACTTGAGATTGTTGAAATGGATGGCATTGGTTGGGAAGCCAAAGAACTAGACAATATCTATTACGGGGGCCTTGTCGAATTTGTAGAAGACTATGATGAAGAAGGAAACATGCTACAAGAAGAAGAAATCATGCCAAAGCCTAAAGAATATACACTTGCTGGTATCCATACTGAGAAAGGTACATTCTACGAAGGCACTATTGATATTGAAGGCAAGTTTGATCCATCAAAAGTTAACTTTGATATATGTGAAATTAACGATGATATTCTCGTCACTGGTATATACTACGATGGCGAATATATCGATAATCAAGACATGAGCACGGATGGTAAGTCACTGGACTTTGATATAATCACGCCATGGGAATAAAAGGGTAAATACTATGATGGGTGATAAAATTAAAATAACTGCTGAAGAACTTGACCTCTATGCAGATGTAGCAGAGGTGTTTGAAGATTGGTTACATGAAAACCCCGGCAACAAAGAAGATATGAAAATAAATCCTGATGACTCAATTGAAGAGCAGGCTATGAAGCAATCTTATGTCTATGCCAAAACTTATTTGCAGTTATATATTTTGTTCTTAAAAATAATGCCACGTATTCCTAAGGAAGAGTTAGACTTTGGTGAAGCAGAAATAACTTTTGATGAAAACACTGAAAGAACCAAAGTAATAAAAAAGTTTATGACAGAAAAGCAACTCATGGAAGATATGAGTATAGAAGATAAAGAAATGTTCGCTGAAAAACTTGAAGAACTTAAAATTAAAGGTGCATTCCATTGAAAACAACATACTCAGACAATGCTCAAGAAGTCATAGTACAAGGTTTAACAGATTGCCAACTTATTAATGTTGTTAGTAGTGTCCAAAATTATACTGACGAACAAACCTATATGTATGCACACAGTCAAGTAGGTGTACAAGGTGATCCTTGGGATAAGTGGTCACGTAATTTTTCACTAATGCCAACTAATAAGTTGCAACTTCCTTTTCCTGTGCGTATAGAGTTGCAAGAAGCAATTGGTAAATTTATATTAGAAGGTAGACTTAAAGTAGAACACTTTACACAAGTATTAGAAGCAAACACAACGTGGGAAGAAAGACAAGGTCTTCTACATCCTCAAAAGCGACACTCATCAAGTCGTTTATTGAATTATGTAATGTTGTTTATAGTATTTTATACTATAATATCTATTTTTATATATTAAAGATTTAGGAAATTTGATGAGTGTTTGGGCGGAATTTAATCCATTAAAATCTTGTATCATTGGCACATTGCCAAATCCTGAAAGTATTATTCCTTATACAAAATTAAAAAACAGATATGAAAAGTATTTTACTGAAATAATCAACAAGTCAAGACAAGAGTTAGATGAGTTAGAAAAAGTACTCATTAGTTATGATATTCAAACACATCGAAGTGTGCAAGATTATCCATTTCACAACGGCACATCAATTACTACACCGCCGTTAGCTGTTAGAGATATGTATACTATATATGGAAACAGTCTTTATAAAGGAAATTATGCAATGGACTGGGACCGCTTTAGTATAAATTCATGTGATCATGTTCTAAATCAATATAGTTTTGATAATATATATGAATTACCTACTAATGATATATTTTTTGATGGTGACTATGATAAGTTTGATCCAGAAATAGATTTAGGCAGACCCTTATATGAACCCACACTTTCACTAAAATGTGGCAATGATATCATATTATCTAAAGATTCTGCTAATGAGGGTAATGAGTTAGGTAAGCAATTATATATGGAGTGGATTAAATCTATTAATCCTAAAGCAAAGTTTCATTTATTAGATACAGATGGCCATATAGATTCTCAACTATTCCTTGTTCGACCAGGACTATTAATAACAAGTTTACCTTCTGAATGTTTACCTACGTTTTTTGCAAAATGGGAAAGGATTCATGTAGAAGGCTTCGGCGATGTAAAAGAAGCATGGCATAAAGTGAATGAACATCGCCATAAAAAATTCCACCCAATAATTGCTCAATGGTTTTATAAGTTTTTAGAGACATGTACAGAAGAAACTTATTTTAATTTAAATAGTTTAAGTATTAACGAAAAAACAATTTTGTTTACAGGAACATATCCTACTTTATTCGACAAATTAGAGAAAAAAGGCATAACGTGTGTTCCAGTAGACATGAAAGCAACAACCTTTTGGGATACAGGTGTTCATTGTGCTACAAATGAAATAGAACGTAACGGTGAATTAGAAGACTATTCTTAACCTAAAAACTGTTTTATATAAATACCATATATGAAGCAATTTTTTGCAAAAGATAATAACAAAAAAGAACCAGCCAAAGACACTAGCTTTGTTACTGAAATTAAAGAAACGTTTAACAAAAAGAAAGTATACAAAGCACGTTGGGTTTGGTATCATACTATTCTAGCGGCTGAGTTGTTTTTAATTATTATCTTATTAATTGCAATATTAGCAAAAATATAGGAATTATTATAATGGCATTGCCAATTCATAAACATTTAATCATTAGAGCGGAAGTATCAAATCCTCCTGATGAGAACGATGTAGAAAAAACAAAACAATGGATGATAGATTTAATTAAAACTATCGATATGAAATTACTTTCAGGTCCACATTGTGAGTATGTGAAAGTAGAAGGAAACGCAGGCATCACAGTTGTTTCAATCATTGAAACAAGCCATATTGCAATGCATATTTGGGACGAACCAAACCCAGCATTGCTTCAATTAGATGTTTATACTTGCGGGCCATTTAAACCTATTCAAGTTTTTGAGAAATTGCAAGAATTCGGTTTAGTAAAACTTGAATGGAAATATTTAGACAGAGAGCATGAGTTTAAAACGGAACATGTTGGAAAGTGGAGCGACTCACAAGATGAGTTACCTGACCATCATGTCTTAAACAATGGCTAAAAACGAAAAAAAATCTACACTTATACAATGTTCGCAATGTGAGGGAAATAGTAGTTACATCATAGACCATCGCATTTATGTTTGTAAAAAGTGTGGGTTTACTCGTGATTTAAGTACAGAGGCACAAGAGAAAAAAGAAGTAGCACATATGCCTTACACAGAAGAGGAATGGGAAATGATTAGTAATTCTCAACATATTCCTCAACAAAAAGACAAAGAAACACACGATAAAAAAGAAACTAAAGACGAGAAACTAAAGGACGCACCGTACTCAGATTGGGACGACTATCCGTATATTCCTATTTCACAGTGGTTATATAAACGCCTATAAAGTATAAATAATAGTATGAGACTTAAAGAATTTGAAATCTTTGAAGCCGCAACACCAGAAGCCACTAGTAGTGGTAATATCGCTACCGTTGCTAATCCGCACGTAGCACACAATAACAAAAAACCAACTAAAAAGTGGAAGCCTACTGACAATGCTTTAGATATGAAAGGCAAAGAAGGCATGTTATTGGCAGGCAAAGACCCTGCTACTATTAGGCGTCAAATTCAAGAAGGCTCATTATACGAAGGCTGGCCACTAGTGGCGGGTCTTGCGGCGCTTGCCCGCGTGGACGCCGCGGGCGCCGCTCGGAGTCTTGCGGCGCTTGCAGGTGCTGGATATGCTGGTTATAAAAAACTAACAGGCAAAGATGACGAAGAAACGCCACTAGCCGCAAAGAAAAAGAATATCTTTCAAAAACTAAAAGATCGTCCTAAAGACATAGATGATGCAGTTGAAAAAGCCGTTTCTGGGTAAAAATCCCCCATTTTCCCTAAGTCATTGAAATCATTGACTTTTTAAATGCTTGATTTTAAAGGATTTTCTCAAAATTTCAACTTTTTTAATTCCCCTTATTTTTCAAGCACTTAGATACACTTTCTTCGTGACATTTTTCCCATAATCCTATATAATGTATATATAGGTTAAAGAAACAGGGAAACAGATGAAAACTCTCAACACGTTCAACCAGTCCACAGAGGACCACCCCAAAGGTTACTACTTCTACCTTGTGGATTTTAAAGACATCCACAGTAGCCAGTCATACTTTCGTATTATTGACTGCGATGCCGGCGCTACCCACGCTGAACGGATGGCCCGCTTCGACCGTGACTTAAACGGTGGGGAAGAGCCCCGTTATGAGGTAGTCCGATATGAGTTGGACATGGACGAGGACGAGATGCTCGAGCGTGGACTCCGTGAGAATGTTTTACATGACACCTACTGGGACCGTGTTGTCCAGGGAGCCGTATAATGAAATTGAAAGCCACTAACAAGCGATACCATATCATCTATCGTAACATTGCGGGTAGCATGAGACAGACATGGGTCGATGCTACTCAACACTATGCTGCGATTCAG